TGCTGTGTTGGCTGAATTTAATGAAAATCATTTGGAGGGTAGGATGGGTTTAGATATAGATGATGAATATGCCTCTACCATTAATTTCTCAAGGAAGAACTATGCTAACCTTACAACTGATGGTAAGGTTAAATTGGTTGGTAACTCTATTAAGTCTAAGAAGATGTCTATTTACATAGAGGAATTTATTGTTAAAGCTATTCGTATGTTGTTAGATGGTGATGGACATGGTTTCATTAACTATTATTATGAGTATGTTGATAAGATATATAACTATCAAATACCACTAGTTAAGATAGCTTCTAAAGCTAAGATTAAACAATCACTAAAAGATTATAAGAAAAAGGCTTCAATGAGAAATAAAGCTGGTAATCTTATGCCTAAACAAGCTCACATGGAACTTGTAATTAAGAATGATGTTGATGTTGATTTGGATGATGTTATCTATTATATAAACACTGGTTCAGCAAAATCACATGGTGACCTTAAGACACTTATTAGGTCTAAGATGTCAAAAAAAGAAATAGAAGAGTATACCATAGCTAACGGAAAAGCACCTTCATTTGAAACTGAAGTTCAATTGAATTGTAAATTGATTGACCCTAGTGTTGTTGAGAAAGATTTTGAATTGATTAAAGAATTGGATATGTTAAATAAAACACTAACTCTTATGGAAGAGTCAGATGTGGCATATATAAACACCGAGACTAGAATTGAGGAGTTAAAGGCTGAATTAATTACTGATGAGTATAATGTTGCTAGATACTTAGCAGCATTTAATAAAAAAATAGAACCAATATTGGTTTGTTTTAATCCAGAAATACGTAATAAAATATTATTGGATATCATAAAGATTAAAGATAAAACAACTAAGAAAGTAACTGAAAAACTTAAAGATAGAATTATATTCACAAAGGCTGAATGTGTATTGATATCTGGAAGTCCAAAAAAACCAACAGACCAAGATTCATATGAGGATTTAATGACCATGGAAGATAAGGAAATTAAGTTCTGGAATAAGGTTGGTAAGTTACCAAATAACATGCCCCAACCAAAATGGGAATCTATTAGGGTTGATTACATTGAGCGTATGCGTATTGCTAAAGAAGAAGGTATTAAAAATGAAAAACAAACAATAGAAGATGCTATTAAACGTCTTGAAATTAAAGACATTAAAAACGCTGAGATTGGTATAATACCTATGGATATTTTCATAATAGCAGATTTGGCAACTGATGAATCTAAATTATTAATATCTAGGAAATGGAATGTACCGCTATGTGAATTAAATGATATTTTTAAATACGAAAAGGACGCTATAGATAGAGATAACTATTATAGACTAACTGGTAATGAAAATATAGATGAGAGATATGAGCAATGGTTAGATTATGTCAGAGAGAAAAGAGTATTAACTGGTGAGACAATAACTAATATTCAGATAGCACCAAAAGACATAAAGGTTATATATCAATTAGTTAAAGAAAAATCTGTTATCATTAAAAAGGAAGAACCTAAGAAAAAGAGAATATCTTCAGAGAGTGAAGATGGTGATGATGAAGATGAAACAGAAGATGAGAATGGTGAAGTGGTTAGAGGCGATGAAAAGATTCAATTAGATGATGAGGTAGACGATACTAAGGGTGATAAACCAGATATTGATGCTGAAATAGCTTCAATTATTGAACCAGTAAAACCTATTGTAGTTAAAGTAGATGATATAAAGAAACCAGCTGATGAGTGGAATTTTTAATATACCCAGAAACCTAGTGGGTGATATTTCATAGCTTTATTAAGACTTTCAGCTTCGGTGGCACCTCTTTCTAGCTGTGCTGTGCTGGATAATCTTAATAACCTAGCATCTAGTCTTTCTAGTGCCGCTTTTTTCTCTTCATTACCTTCACTGATAAGTGTTTCGTAATCCATTGTTCTTTCAGCTTCTGGTGGGCCTACAACACCACCGAACTTACCACGTGTTCTTCCTAGAGTCTTTTTAGCTTCAGCGATAAACAATTGTCTTATAAGTGTTTTTGTTGGTTCGTTAAATGAAGCGTAGTCTAATTTTGATAAAGGGACATCATTTGGCATCTTGATAATATCTGGATTATCTTTTTTGCATTTATCAGCATCAGCTCCATTTGTATCGTAATAGAAATACCATACTTGACAACCAGTTAAATTAATGCTACTACCTACACCACCAATACCTTGACCAAATGACATCTTAGAACCAGGAGTTGATAATAGATGTAATAGTTTTGTTCCATTGGGTCCAGCAGTTATTTTATAAACTAATTCACTTCTAACAATTCTATTTTTTAAATTCATATCAGCAGCTGTTAATAAGATATCAAAAGCTGGTGCTATATAATAACCCATTCTACCGTTTGGACCACCCGTACCCATTCCACCACCTGTCTGTGCAAATCCACCACCGAATCCATAATCAATTCCACCATAGTTTGCTAACAGAGCTTGACTAGTTGCTGGTGGTGTAATCCAAAGAACTTCGTTTACTTCACGACCAGCTGGTATTTGATATACTTGTCTTCCAGCTTCAAGTGATACGTAATCTTTTTTTAATTCCCATGGACCATTAGTTTGAAGACCTACTTGTTTAGAATAAGCATATGTGTATTGTGTCATGAAGTCAAAGCTTCTAACACTAAGTGCAAAGGCCATATCAATCGTATCGATATTGTGACCTAGTAATGATTGCCATTGATGTTCGATAAGCCATTCTTGTACATACATAGAATAATCTTCGATTGAAATCTCCAATAAAGTACAAAGCTGTTCATCTTCCAATTCTATTTGACGGATGGGTGCACCTAGAGAGTGTCTAAGTTGACGGAATAATTTATCACGTTCTTCTGTACTTACTGGCATGTTGTTTCTTTATTATAAATATGATAAAAACAGCAATTAACCTATAAATTTCTTTGCCAATTCAAACCCCTCATTAATCGATTTAAAGGATATATTAGGGACCAGAAGCTGTTTTCCAACCTTTATAATAGGAACATCATCAGATTTGGTTATCTCATGGAGTTTGTTATATTCATCCTGATTTTCTGGTAGGTTAACATTAACCTCAGTAAATTCAATAGCCTCTTTTATTAGAAGGTCTTTTAATTCAGTGCAATATGGGCAATTTGGGATTGTGTAGAGTCTAATCATTTGCTTCATCTATTTGGTTTATTGATTCTTCAACTAACATGGAGGTTATTTCTTCTTCTGTTAGTTTTTTATCTGACATAATTGTTGATATGATATCTTTCTTACTATGTAGTGTACTCCACATTCTAGTAGAAATGGTATCATCGAATAGTTGATAATAAATATTCACATCATTGTTTTGTCCTATACGATATGCACGGTCTTCAGCCTGTTCGTTATTCCCAGGAACCCAATCAAATGAATTAAAAATAACAACCGTTGCTTCAGTAAGTGTTATCGCAACCCCAGCTGATTTTATATTACCTATGAATACTTTTATCTTAGGGTTGTTTTGGAAGCTATCAACTGATTTTTGTTTTTGAGTGCTGGTCATTGGTCCGTTATGTTTAACAGCTAATTTACCAAAATGTTCATATAGTGTTTCAAGTTCTTCAGTGAAGCTGGTGAAGATGATAACCTTTCTACCCATCTCAATAGCATTTTCAACCATTTCTATTGTATACGGAATGGCTTCCATTGCAATGAATTGTCTAAGGATTATCAATTCAACTAAATCCTTTTGTAGATTACCATTTCGTTTTCCTTCAGCAATACGTTTCTCCAAATAGGCTTCCCATAACATCTCATATTCAGACCACGATTTGAGGGTTAATCTATGATGCATAGGGGTAACCACCTTATCTGGCATGTCAAGGACATCCTTTTTGAGTCTTCTTAGGATTATATTCTTGGTTTTTGAGGCTAATTCCTCTAAATTGCTAGCACCATCAGTAAGCCAGATTTGACGTTTTTGCCCATTTTTAAGCGTTCTAAAGAACTTTCTCCCTTCACAGTACCTTACGGCAAAATGCTTCCAATTATCCGCTATAGGTGACTTAATAGCCTTTAGGAGGTTAAAGAAATCCATTGGTCTGTTAGCCACTGGTGTTCCAGTTAATAACCAGACTTTAGGTATGCCGTATTTAAGGGTTAATTCAACTATAATCTTACCACGGATACTATCATTATTCTTGATTGAATGGGCCTCATCTATGATAGCCAAATCAAACTTAGCATTAACCAAATCTCTGTTTATAACCATCTCTTCACCTTCTTCCATTCTAACTCTTGGGTCAACTAGCGTATGAAAATTCTTTAATATATCGAAGTTAATGATGGTGAATTTAGCATCACTCCATTTCCTACTATCGATGATAGTTGTGTTTTTTGAAAATGGTCTAATTTCACGTTCCCAATTAATCTTAGCTGAAGATGTGGTTACTACAAGAATTTTCTTAGCACCACTTTCTAATCCAGCAATAATTGCTTGCATGCTCTTACCCAATCCCATATCATCAGCTAGAATACAACCATTTCTGGATAGGAGAAATTTAATACCTTCTTTTTGATGATTATATAGCTTTTTGTTACTTTTAGCTAAGATTTCATCATATTTTGCGAAGTCAACATCAACGTTTATTGGTTCAAAATAAGGGTCATCAGTTACCTGTGTTTTAGGCAACCAATACATTTTAGACTCGCTTTGATTCTGTTTTAATTTACCATAAATGTGAAATGTTTTATCAGTTTCTGCAAGTATAAATTCTATCAGAATTCTTTCTGGTACAAAGGATAATCCTTCTTGTTTTGTTAGTTCTTCACCTAGATATTTTGTTATACCAATGACTCTATTTATAAGTTGTGGTTCTCTATTATGGTTATCTAAAATATACCTAGTTTGGTTATCAGTAAGGGCTAGTTTTTTATTTTTTAGATACTCATTTTTTAGTTTTTTAAGATACGGGTTAATACCGTTATATGTCTCCAAAAGAGATAGTGCTGAATGCCCTTTGATATCGTCAAGTGTAATCATAGTTCTTATCGGAATAACCTTCCAATCTATAAATATAATATATTTTTAGATAAAAATCAAGGGTTTATTGGTTATTAACCAAAAGATTAATATTTATAATAAAGCTATGGAAAACAAGAAAATTAACCCAATTACACGTATAAATAAATTCTTCTCTGAAGAGGACTTTAACCTAGAGATTTCTATGGGGCGTGAATCTTTAGAGGGTGATGGGAATTTCAACGTTATTCTATTCAGGGTTAATAGAGAGACAACTGAAGCTGATAATGTTTATGGTGAGGCATCAAAAGATGGTATACGATTTTACCCACCAATTGAGCTTAAGGTTATTCCTATAATGGCTGAACCAGAAAATAAAACTTATGATAAGAATGGTTCAATGAGATTTTTACAAGACGGTAATTTAACGTTTGGAATATATGATTCACAATTAACAGAATTGAAAACATCAATAGCATATGGTGATTATATTGGATATGCTGTTACTGAAACTGAAATAAGATATTTTTCAGTTGTTAATGATGGTGTAAAAAATTATGATAACAAGCACACAATAATGGGGTATAAAGGAGCTTTTAAAACAGTAGTATGTGCTAGTGTTGATGCTTCAGAATTCCGTGGTGTATAATACATTTGAATATGGCAATGCCTAAAGGATACTTAACCAACATTAATATAAAGCTAGGAAAAATAGGTCCAGAGCGTAGGCAAGAGATATTAGATGGTATTGCTGATAAGGGTACCTTTTTACCAAGAGGTGTTTTAGAGGAAGACCATGACCAAGCATTTATTGAGTTTGTGGATAAGGATGAAAGACTATCTATTTCTATTGATGGAATTAAGGTTCCAGTTATATTTTTAACTATTCAAAGATGGAGTGAGTTTAGTAAGACTTGGCAACATTCTGATAAGTATAAAAACATTGAAATTCCGTTTATAACTATAGTTAGAAAACCAGATATTCAACAAGGACAAAATCAGGCTGGTCTTTGGAATATTCCTGGAAATAGAACATATACTTACATGAAGGTTCCTACTTGGGATGGAATTAGAAAGGGTCTTGATTTGTACAAGATTCCACAACCAACTCCTGTAGATATAATTTATGAAGTTAGACTATTTACTAATAGAATGAAGGATTTGAATAAGTTCAATAGGGCTGTTCAAAGAGCCTTTCAATCTAGACAATGCTATATAAACGTTAATGGTCATCCAATGCCGTTGCATTTAGAAACAATAGGTGATGAGAGTAATATTGATGATTTTGAAAATAGAAGATTTTATGTTCAATTATTTGAAATGAAATTACTAGGATATATCTTAGATGAAAAAGATTTTCAAGTAGTACCTACATTAAATAGAACGATGGTGGCTACTGAAATAGAAGAAGATTTAGTTATGGTAAACAATATAATTTTTAAACCGATTGTAAACCTTAATGGTGTTACCTTTAATTTTGATTTTAGACCTAAAGCAGAATCACAATTTTCATTTGTATCACAATACAGTGTTAGTTTTACACAATTGGTTGATATAACGAATATTACTCGCATAACTATATCTGTTAATAATATAGTTGTATTTGATGGGTTAGTTTTAACGACCCCATTAGTTTTTAACGCAAACGATACAATAACCATTAGGGTTTATAAGGATTTTTATAGCGATGGTACTTTTACATTAATAGGAAACACAATATAACATGAGCTGTATAACTGGTAATAATGGAAATATTAATGAAACGTTCATTATTGAACCGTTGTCAATTACTGGTGGTAGCCCAACCCTAAGTGCTTGTACTTCTTTATATACTAATCAAATAATTAGTTGTAGTGGGGATACTACGATAACATTAGGTACGGGTATTATTATTTTTAATGGTCCTATTTCTGCAACTAGTGTTAACACCTCAAATTATTATAGCGGTGGTACTAATCTATTAGATATTTTTTCAGCTAACACATATGTTACTGGGGGTACACTAAGTGGTAACACACTAGAATTATTTAGAAACGATAATGCACAAATAAATATAAATTTATCTGATTTGAGATTTAGTGGTGGGACAGGTCATTGCATTACTGATTTTTACGTTACAAATATATATGGTTGTTCACCAATTACAGTACATGACCATTTAATAGTATTAAGTGGTATCACTTTAAATTTACCAGTAAATGATGATACGTTAACTCAGGTAATCGTTAGAGATTCTATTAGTGGTGAGTTAAAATACAGAAATGTCCAATCAATATTAAGTGGTGTAACTGGTGATACGTTTGTAACTGGTGGAACACCAGACAATTCTGCACACACATACACATTCACAAATAATTCTGGAGGAACGTTTACTGTTTATGGTCTTGCTGATATAACAATAACTGGTGGTACTTATTCTGCTGGTACTGTAACATTTATTAATTCAACTGGAGGGACCTTTACAATTACTGGTTTAAGTAGTACAGATACATATGTGACTGGTTATACCTATGGTAATAACGTATTTACAATAAAACAAAATCAAGGTCAACCTGACCTTAGTGTCTTATTTAATACAGTAAGTGGTTTAACTATTAATGGAAACCTTACAGTTACTGGAAATACAACAGTTAATAATTTAAGTGTTTCAGCATTAACAGCAACCACAATATCAGCTACAACATATCTGAACTTACCGATTGATGTAAGAGTAACTGGTGGTACTTATAACAATCCTACTGGTACTGCTACATTCACAAATAATACTGGTGGTACATTTAATGTTACTGGTTTTTATACCAACGCAAATGATATATTTGTAACTGGAGGTACACCTAACAATTCTGCACATACATACACATTCACAAACAACACAGGTGGTACATTCACTGTTGTGGGTCTTACTGATATCACAATAACAGGTGGAACTTATAGTGCTGGTACTGCTACGTTTAGTAACAACACTGGTGGTACATTTAATGTGTCTGGTTTCTTTACTGGAGCAACAGATGTGTTTGTAACAGGTGGTACCACTAGTAGAGTGTTAAATAACACTACATTATTATTTAAAAATAACACAGGTGGTACATTTACAGTTACTGGAATTACAGATGTGTTTGTTACTGGTATCACTATAAATAATGCAACATATGATTTAACCGTTGGTAGAAATGATGGCGTTAATCTTACAACTAATTTAGGAATATTATCAACCGATATTAAAGTAACTGGTGGAACTTATAATATAAACACTGGTGTTGTTACATTTACTAATAGTACTGGAGGAACATTTACTGTTTCTGGATTTACTTCAGGAATGACTGATACAAGAGTATCATCATTTACTTACAATAATGCTAATACGTTTACAATAGTTGATTCAACTGGTGGGACATTTAATGCTTCATTTAATGTTGTTACTGGATTGACTGTTAATGGTAACCTTACAGTTACTGGAAATACAAGTTTAAAAGGATTAACAGCAACAACAATATCCGCAACAACTTATTTAAATTTACCAATTGATGTGCGTGTTACTGGTGGAACACCTAATAACACTGCTCACACGTATACCTTCACAAATAATACTGGTGGTACATTCAATGTAATTGGATTGGTGGACGTTTTTGTTACTGGTGGTACTTATTCTAGTGGCACTACAACATTCAGAAATAACACAGGTGGCACATTTACAGTTACAGGGTTTACAGGAACAGATACATTTGTAACTGGATTCACTTACAACAACAACAATTTATTTACAATTAAACAAAATCAAGGTCAACCTGATTTAAGTGTGTTGTTTAATACAGTAAGTGGTTTAACTGTTAATGGTAGTATTAGCGGTTCAACATTTTTTAGTGGTGGAACAAACATGTATAATATTATTCTAAGTGCTATAACTGAAAATGACATTTATATAACAGGTGCGTCATTTAGTGGTGGGACTTTAATCTTAAAGAGACGAGACGGTGTTGATTTTTACGCTCCATTCACTGGTAATACTTCTGGTGATTGTATTACTGATTTATACGTAAGTAATATTTATGGGTGTTCATTAGTTACTTTACATAATCATTTAATACCAAATATTGATGGAAGTATTGATTTGGGTGGGGAATTAACCGTAACTGATGTTAACTATACTGGTGCGTCTACGACTGGTTTAACAACACCTTGGACATCAACCTTTACTGGTCAAAGGTTTAGAAGTATAAATACAATAAGTGGTGGGTCAACTGTTTGGACATCAACCTATCGTGTAAACACACCAAACCTAGATTTAGGGTTGGATTCTAGTGGAAATACAAGGATAATAACAGCAGATAGTTCAGTAATTCAAGATGATTTATTATTTGGGGGAACATTTTAAAATAACATGATATTTATATAAAAAACAAAAGTTTATGGCAAAAAGAAGAGCAACGTTAATTATAAAAAATAATAGTATACCAAGTGCACCATTTACTGGTACTACCTTGTTACAAGGTGAAGGGATAGTAAACACAGCGGATGGTATAATGATGTTTTCTGGTGTTACTCAGTCAACATCAGAATGGACTCCAGCTGGTACTGGTGGTGCCGCAAGTTTCTTTGAAGTTGGTTCTAATCTTTATGATTTAAGATTAAGAAATAGAATAACTAAATATGAAAATATTTCTGGTGCTGGTTTAGTAAATAAATTCCTTTCTGGTACAACAGCTGGTTTCGTATTAGCTGATATTAGTGCTATTCAAGGTGTTGATTCTTATGTTACTGGTGGAACATACAATCCAACAACTGATACTATTACTTTAACTCTTAGTGAAGGTAAACCAAATGTTAATATCACTGGTATCACCGATAACTTTACAACTGGTGCAACACTTATTGGTAGTACCGCTTATTTTAATAGAAATGATACTCTTAGTGCTTATACTTTAGATTTATCTACATTTATATCAACAGGTGATACATATGTGACCGCATATACATATTCAAACAACGTATTCACAATAGCAAGAAATCAGGGTTTACCTAATTTAAGTGTATTGATGAATGCCGTGACTGGTCTTACCGTTAATGGTAATTTAACAGTAACTGGAAATACAAATGTACAAGCGTTAACAGCCACAACAATAAGTGCAACAACATATTATAACCTTCCTGTTGATGTTTATGTGACTGGTGGAACGGTATCTAGAACCAACAACAATACTAGTTTATTATTTACAAACAACACTGGCGGTACATTTAACGTTTCCACAATAGTGGATACGTTTGTAACTGGTGGAACATATAACACCACAGGTGGTACTATTACATTCACTAATAACAGTGGAAATACATTTAATGTAACAGGCATTACTGGTTCTGATACCTTCACAACAGCATTCACTTATTCAAACAACGTATTCACGATAAAACAAAATCAAGGTCAGCCTGATTTAACAGCCTTGATTAATACAATGACTGGATTAACCATTAATGGTAATCTTACTGTTACTGGAACAACTAGTTTAAGTGGATTAAGTTATTATTATCAAACAGTTAGCGGTACTAACCCTAAAGAGATAGCTAACGTTGAGTATGTTACGGCATATACACAAACTAATGATGTTTATGTTACTGGTGCAACATATACTGGTGCGACTAATAATACAAACAATACTTCATTTAATTTATTATATCACGGTACACCATTAAATGGACCTTATAGTTTAAATGGTAAAGATACATTTATTACTGGTACAACATGGACACCAAATATATTAACATCTAAAAGAAATGATGGTGCGGTTTTCAATACAACTATTGATACCTTCTCAGCTTTAACTATTACTAATGATTTAAATGTTGGTGGAAATACTATTATTCAAGGTAGTCTTACAGTATTTGGTCCATCCATATCAGCATTTACTTCTCAATTATATGTTGAAGACCCTAATATCACATTGAACTATAATCCAACAGGTAGTACTGTAGCAACTTCATTGTGTGCTGGTTGGACTGTTCAAGATGGTAACGGTATTGCTGGTGGTGATGTTTTCTATAACATCAGAGCGATGAACGCTTTCACTGGTCTTACACCTACTGAAATACCAGATATTACTGAATATACTGGTGCTAACGGATTTGAAAATAGAGCTTGGGTTACACAATTGAATGATATCGTTATTAGAAATACTGATGATTCATGTACAGCACCTAATGGTGTTAGGGTATTGGCCGAATGGGATATTTTAGATGGGGGGTCATTTTAGACCGAGGCTTATATAAGCTTATAATAAATGCCCTATATAGGGTTTTGAAGTGAAGTCATAGATATGGCAAATAGAAAGAATACCTTTTTACTAAAAAGGTCTAATGTA